GGCATAATATAAATTCGATTTTAACAAGTCTTTTAAAGACTTTGCTTTTATCCAATCATAATCGTGAACAACACTTTGTGGTTCAAGGTTTTTTATCATGTGCCTGTCTGATATTACACTCGTGCCATTATATTCTTCTGGATTAACTGCAAAATAGTTGAACGCTATTTGAAACTTCATTCTGTCTAATTCATCAAATTTAAAATTTTTATATAATTGCAGAATCAAAATCAAATCATTGTGTAATTTTTCATCTGAATTATAGAAGTAATTTGAAGTACTTTTTTTGTTTAAATACCAAAAAATAAACAAAATTGCTAATATGATAATTATTGTTTTCATAACGCATCGAATTGGTTTTTTAAATCTAATATCTCTTCTAAAGTAGTTTCATTTGTGATTTCTTGCACAAGTGCTATTTTAGCATCTATTTTCTCAAAATTCAAGTTATCCAAATCGGTTATTAATTTGCTTCTGAAAACCTCGCACAAATCATTTAGAGTTCTTTTCACATACATTCCAAGTCCGTATTTTGCCACTATTATATAACAATACATTTGAATTCTTGTAAGTTTTTCTGTTGGAATTTCAGTATTATAAACCGTATTCAAATATTGAATAGTTTGTATTAATTTTTCGCCAGCAAAATCATTCGCTTCTTCAAAAAGAATTAAATCAAAAATGATTTCGTTTGATACTTCGCCAGTGGATAAATAATTTTCTGCAACTTCTTTTTTTTGTGTGTATGATTCCTCTAAATCATTCAACTGCTTTTCAGTTAATTTTTCAGAAACTTTCCCCAAAGCTCTAGCTTTTGCACTGCTTTTGAGTTTATCGGTTAATTCATAAATTTTTGCGCGATATTCAGCTACTTTTTGTGCTTCCATTTCTGCAATTTCTTGTTCAGTTGCTCCTTCAATAATTTGTCCGTTTGAAAATATTGGTTTAATGTAATTTTCGTTGTTGTATGGAATTGACAAATCGCTTGCAACACTATCAATTGCTAGTGTTGCGGTGTTGTTTTCTATATTATATATCCATTTCATAATTTAAGGTGTTTGATAGATTTTTACCAACATTCCATAAAAAACAGCAGTATTTGAAGCATTATCTAATTTTAAATAAACCGTTATTTTTTTCTTATCATCTGTTAAAAAATTACTTTCAACTCTCCTGTAATTATTACTAGCGTCAAAGTCTGATAAAGAACTATATAGATATTGTGAACTTACAACGCCATCACCTAGACATATAACTCTTCTATTTAAACTCATTTCTCTTGGAAAAGATGCCACATATGTAGAGTAAGTGGCAACTCTTTCGGAGGCATTATAAACAGCATTTTGATTGATTGTTATATAGGAAAAAAAATTAGCATTTGTAACAGTTGCTGCTGCAATTGCAAAAGTGTCAATTTCAATAATTGTTCTATTATTATTTATATTAATATTGCTAGGTATATCAATACTAGCCATTGCGGTAATATTCGTTGTTCCTGTATGCGTTATTTTTGAATTAATTTGACCTGTCCAAATAGGACTTGAAGCTCCACCAATCTCGCTTTTAGCAACTTTTTTTACCACTCCGCCTTGAATTACAAATAATTGGTCGGTGTCGGAGATGGGAGTTGTAGCGGTTGGATAGGTGGTGGGGTTGTTGGATAAAGCCGATACATCATTTGCATTTAAAATAACTGCTCCTGTTTCTCCATTCACACTATTAACTGCACCACCACCTAAAGTTGCACGTGTATATAATATAGGCAATAAAGCTGTTTGCAATAATGAAGCACTTGCATAAACAATTCCATTTACTTCAAACTCTGAAAATAATCTTGGTGCATCAGTTAATTCAATAGAACTATCATAAGTGTTCAATATTCTAATTTTGTCCCCTACAACAATAGGTGTGAAATTTTTAAAATATTCAACACCATTAAAAGAAAATTTTTGAGAATCTACATTATTAATTACAATCATTTATCCTATTTTTGAAAGTCTAAAATTTCTATTCTTTTGAATTGTGTTACAAATATACAAAGGATTTTTCGTGCGAACTAAATAACGCTCTACATTTAACCATAAATTATACGCATACCTACAATTTAACTCAAACATTATTTTTTTCATTGAAGTATCAACTTGTTTTGAAACATCATTATTTAATTTTTCCCGCAATCCAAAAGCGGTGTCTATTTGGTCGCCATAAAACGAATGATAAGCGTACCAATAGTGAGCTATTACCGCTTCAAGTCCTACATTTGTGTAAGTAATTCCTTGATATGTGTATGTGTTTCCAGTTAATAATTCAGTATAATTACCGATATTATTCATTAAATCAAAGTATAACTTTTCGCCCAACAAAGGATACAATTCAGTCATTTGAGCCTGCAATACCGTTTCATTGAATTTAGCAATATTAATAGAATTGCTAACTTGTTTAAACTGCTGTACTTTCGCTATCGTTACTAATGGTATCATGCTTTTCCTCCTATATTAGTTTGTACTACTTCTTTTGGTGTTCCCAACATTTTTCGAGCTAATTCGTCAGATATACCATAAATTTCAGATATAATAACAACCGCACTTTCTAAATCTGTTAAACCTTGACTAACTGCTTGCTGAATTGATAATAAAGCTTGAACACCACCCACACTTCCTTTAAGTTGTGCTTGCGCTTCTAATTTCTTAACATCTGCATCGCTTGCACTTGCTTCTTCCGAAATAATTGGTAAGAAACTAATGTAATCACCTTGCCACATTTCTTGATTTTGAACAATGTCATTAATAATTGTTTCAACTATTTTACGGTCTTTGTCGCAGTTTTTCCAGTACATTTCTTGCATCACTTTATAGCTTTCACCACTATTACCAAACATTGCGTTATCTGGATTTTTAACAAGTCCAACTGGCAAATTATTATAAGCCATTAAGATATTTTTTGAAGTTACATTTTCAGTATATTCAAACATCTTATCGTCCATTGTGCTATCAATTTTGATAATCTTAAATACATCGTCAATTTTTCCATCTAAATTAGACGCCTGTAAAACTAAAGCACCACCAGCGTTTTCTGCTCCAATAAAAGAAGTCAATGTGTTTTTTACTTCGTCTGCTTCGGAATTTTTACGCATCCATAATGGATTTGTAACGTATTGACCGCTTTCGTTTAAAACCTCCTCTGGCTCATCGTTTGTGACTAATGGTTGTGTAACTATAATTTGTTTCCCAAAGAAACCTTTTCTCAAAAGTTGATTTCGGTAAACTGCACTTTGTGCCTCTGAATCGCAATCGTTTAAAACTGCGTCAATTCTACTCAAAGGATAGATATATTTTCGGTCTAAATTAATATAAAGAATTTGTCCTTTATATTTTTGAATTGCTCCAGCTTTTTCTATTTGACTTGCAACAATTTGTTTATCGTTATTGTAAACATCAAAAATTATAGGGTCTTCTTTTTTATCGTTCCATTTGTTTTTAAAATAGATTTTCCCGTTATAATCGTTGCTATCTTTTTTACCAATTCTGCATCTTTCAAAAGGAATAATTTTTGGATTAATCGGTTCAAAATTTAGATTATAATCAAAATGTATAAAACACCCTTTGTTATCTACAATTTCTTGCGTTACATCGGTTGCAAAATCAATAAGTTTTTGAGTATCAGAAACTTTAAAATTATCGGCAAGACCTAAACCGCCACCAATAATAAAACGTGTCATCATTTCAGATGCCATTTTTGCTGTAATGGAATTATTCTTTATTGCATCTACTCGCTCTGTATAGGCATTATCTATACCGTTAGTGTAGATTGATAATTTGTTATCCCATTTAACAATCTTTTTATCTATTTCGACAACATCAATTTTCATTATCTCTTATTTTTTTTCTTAAAAGTAGGTTTTACATTTTCTGAAACAACATCCATTTTGTCAATATTTGGATATTTTGAAAACAAATCTTCTAATTTAAAATTTTCATTTAATTCTGAATATCTATCAATCAATATTCTTGCATATTCATCAGTTAAATTTTCGTTCGTAACAAAAATATTACTTCCAAATTCTAACTGTAATCCTTCTCTTTTTTTGTGCAATTCGTATTTTGAATTATTTTCCATTTTGTAGTGTTTTTTAATAAATTCGTTATGATATTGTTGTAAACAAGTTTGACAACTTGGGTTTACTTTTTCAACTGAAAATTCTTTTTTATAGTCTATCAAAAACTGCAGTAAAAAAGAACAATCATTAGCATCTTTTCCGCTAATGATTGTTTCTAATTTCATATTGTGCCAATTCATTAGGCTTCTGCAAATTTAGCCTCAAACGCTGTTAACGTTGTTGCGTAATCTGTTTCCAATAATGTTTTAGGTAAATCAGTTTCATCTTCACCCTCCGCACTAGATAATGCAAAGTTGATAATTCCGTTATTTTCTTTCGAGTTGTAAGTCATTGTTTCCAACTCCAACCCACTTTGTAATCCGTAAATTTCAAAAGCATCAGCATTTAGCGCACCTTTGTATTTTCTGTTTACAATTACAACATATTTTCCACCGCTTGCAAGTTTACCAGCTTGCTCTTTATTAGCCACATTAGGCGTTAAAATAACACCATTAAACATGTGTTTGAAAGTGTCAAAAGAAAACTCTTGTTTCACTAATTCAAAAGCTGTTGAATTAACTTGTTTTACTCCTTGCAATAAATAACCTGTTTTTCCGCTTTTTAAAGCAAAGTTTGTAACTTTATTTTTATTTCCCGCATCATAAGTTATTGATGCGTAATTTACATCGTTTCTATTGATAATAAGTACATCATTTTCAAGTCCACCTTGCGCTTTGTCATCGCAAGATAATACAAAATCAGCATCTAATATTCCACAAATAACTGCCATATCTTTATATTTTTAATTGTTAAAGAAGTGGGTTAAATTAATAACCCACCGCTGTTAAATATGATTCCATGTGTTTGGCATCTATTGAATAAATACCATCCATATAATTTTTCTTTGTTACTCTATCATAGAACGCTTCAATTGTACCAAAATCCCCAGCTGATAATGTACCAACTTTTAAATTCATAGGCATTGAAAACACTGCTCTATGTGGTAAGTTCCATTTTGTACCATTGTTTTGATACGCATCAATAACTCTATCCCAAAGGTTAATTTCTACAACTTCAATACCTCTATAACGTGCAACTAATTGACCGTTTTCATTTATAGTTGTGTTTCCTGCTCCTGTGTTTTGAAGAGATTCCAAATCAGTTATGTATTGGTCAAAAATTGAACTTGTTACATAAAATTTAGCCATTCCTGACTTAATCAAACGTTTATCAGCTTTCGCATAAACTCCTTTTAAAATTGCTAATCCCTCGCCAGTGGCTAAAGTTTGTAAAGCATAACTTGCTCCAGCATTTTTAGTAATTGTGTATTTTGAAGTTGTTACTTCTGCAAATATTTGTTTGAAAAAACCATCAAAAGTGTTGAAATAACCTTTATCAGTTCCGTTTTTCAATACACCACCATTTGCAATTGTTTCAGCTGCGGTGTCGTTAAACCAAACTTTACGCAATAATTCTTCGGGTAATCTTTCAATTATTTTTGCTAATAAAAACTGACCTACTGAACTTTGTGAACCCTCTACAATGTTGTAAAAGTCTGGATTCATTTTAGACATTTGATTAACCAATTTATCCTGTGCATTTACATCAACTGAACATTGAGTTAATCTGAAATCTTCTTTTACAGGCGACCATTTCTTTTCTGTTAAAGAAATTCCAGCCACTTCATTTGGCGTGCAACCTGTCACGGCTTTACCCATTAATCCTAAATTACCTGCAAACACAATTTGTGTATCATACTTAATTCCTTCTTCTACATCGTGAAGTTCGTTAAGTTTTTTGTCGCCC